GTTACGTTAGAACTTATTCCAGCTACAGTAGTTACATTACTACTTATGCCTGCAACAGTTGCAATATTTGCAATTACACCTGATGCATTTAAATTAGCCATGTTAGTTACATTAGTACTTGTGCCAAGATTACCCATAGCAGTTACATTGGCTGAAGTACCTAGAAAACCCATATCCTCTACTACACCACTAGTACCTAATAAACCCATAGCAGTTACATTAGCTGAAGTACCGAGAAAACCCATGTCTTCTACTACTCCACTTGTACCTAGTAATCCCATAGCAGTTACATTAGCACTTGTTCCAATATGTCCCATAGCAGTTACATTAGCGCTTGTGCCTAAATGACCCATTGCGGTTACATTAGCTGAAGTACCTAGTAAGTCCATATCAGTAATAACTGCACTTACTCCTAATAAAGCCATATCAGCTACTACTGCGCTTGTCCCTAATAAACCCATAGCTGTAACGTTAGCGCTTGTTCCAATATGTCCCATAGCAGTAACGTTAGCAGAAGTTCCTAAATGACCCATAGCTGTTACGTTAGCTGATGTTCCGAGATGACCCATTGCAGTTACGTTGGCTGAAGTACCAAGTAAATCCATATCAGTTACGACAGCGCTTGTTCCAAGGAATCCCATATCTTCAACAACTGCACTTGTACCTAATAATCCCATTGCTGTTACGTTAGCTGATGTTCCAATATGTCCCATTGCAGTTACGTTTGCACTTGTACCGAGTAAATCCATATCAGTTACAACAGCACTTGTACCTAGTATTCCCATGTCTGTAATAACAGAGGCTACACCTAGTAAGCCTACTTCTGTAGCTTTACCTGCAACAGCAGTTACATCACTACTTATTCCTGCGACTGTTGTTACATTAGCTTGTATGCCTGAAACTGTATTAATGTGCCCTTGTTCTGTTGTAGTAGGTTTAACTGTAACCCAAGCTGAACCAGTATAAACTCGCATTATATTGTCTGTAGTTTTAAAATATAATGCGCCTGTTAGTAATGCGTTACCATCATTATCAACACTAGGGTCACTAGATTTATTTCCTAAATATCTATCATCAAAAGCATCTAAAGTATTTGCTGCATCTGTAGCCGAACTTGCAGCAGCCGTAGCTGAACTTGCAGCGGCTGTAGCTGAAGTTGCCGCAGCTGTAGCTTTCTCAGAAGCGGTTGTTGCACTTCCTGCTGCTTCATCTGCGGATGTTTGAGCTGCAGTAACATCAGCTGCTATTGCCGATGATAATGTATTAAGAACAGTTGCATCACCTGTATTAAAAAGTCCACCTTTAGACTCATCCGAAGTCGAACCTGTTTTATCAGTTGTATCTGGAGCTGCTGGTGTTGCCATTATATTAACCCTCTTCCGTTATAAGTTATCTGAACATTTCCTCCAGATGCATTACGTTTCGCATCTTCATCATTCAACTCTATTATTTCTTGATTAAACAATTGTTTATATTTAGCAGCTTGATCATCATCTTGTAGATAAGCAAATGCTTCTGCCAGAGCTCCCATTAATAGAACTCTTTCATTATCATCTCTTAACCAGTTATATGTTTCAGTACCAATATACAATGCACTGTTTGTATTTGAAAAAGTTAAATCAATATTATCAGCAATTGTCTGTGCATTACTTACTACTACTTCAGCGGCAGTAGAAGTTTGAGAAGTAATCGAACTTACTGTAGGTGCAGCACCACTATTAAGATCTACTCCAGTACCTGATAATTCCATTCCAGTTGTAATAGTACCTACTTTGTCATCAACAATAACTGTTGTATTTGAAGTAGCTGCGCTAGTTGTCGCTGTTACTTTTCCAGTATCTGCAGTATTAGCAGCAGCCTGTGTAGCATAAGCAGTGTTCGTATTACCATCTACAAAATAAAGTCGTGTAACTCCATTCGTTGTTGTAAGAAATCCTGCAGCATAGTTATTTGGATTAACTGAATAAACTGCATTCAATGCAGGTAATCTTTTATAATAATGTAATTCAACTTTATCTGGTGTACCTATCCCTGCTCCTTTATTAAAACCTGGAGATAGTAATAGTGTATTACCAACTCTTGACCAGTACGCCATATAATTATACTTCTCTGCATACCAATCGTTATAAGTTCTTAAATCTGTCTTCTCATTAAACAAACGACAAGTTCTTCCAGCTGAATCAATTTCTCTTATCTGAATAAATTCTATAAGATCTTGAGGTAAAGTTAATTCAGTTTTACTAGGAGCATATCCATTACCTGCTGTAGTAGCTGCAGTTAAAGCTGTTGAAGTGTATGTTACAGTATTCTCAAGAGATGCAACTCTAAGACTTCTATAACATTTGTCAGCAGCATATCTCATACAATCTTGTATTCTTGTATCTGATAATACTGAAGAGTCTTTATTAGACCAATCCCTTACTAATGCTGTAAAATTTGCATAAGTTGGCATAATTATCTCCCTTAAGTATTAACAAGAAGATCCGGGTATTCTGTCTGTAATATATATCTTAGCTTCTTTACTTTATCTCTATCATTCATAAAGGTCTGCGAGTGAAGATCTATACCATGGTCTTCGTTTATTTTAATGGCAACAATGTCTGGAATCGTTGCCATCTTCCTATAACCATGCTTTGTTTTCCCAAAGTATTCTTGTTTTTCTCTTTCTAATTTCACGTGCTTTAAGTAAGGATCCACATCTTGTATCGCCTGCCATTGACCTGTGTTTAAGTCAAAACCTGCATCAATACTTTTATCAGAATCTACTGTTGCACTTTTAAATCTAAATTCATTTTCTTTCGCCATCCTCAACTCCTAGTTTACGTAGCAGGTTCTGTTATAGCAACAAATCTACCTGACTTACCAATGTAACCTAATAGGTCTCCAGCTGTTGCTGTAGTAGGAGTATGATCTAATGCTGGATCTGGTGCTCCACTACTATTCATAAGTTCTAGATGTGTTAGCTTATAACCTGTAGCAATCTCTGCTATTCTGTATACACATTGTTCTACTGGATATATATTTCCATTTGCTGCTTTAATAACGTACATAGTTCCCTCCGTTATTTAAGGGAGCCGTAGCTCCCTATTAAAATTAATTAGGTACTGTTGCGTCAATACCATCTAAGTAGTTCATCATTCCTAATAAACCTTTATCATCTGATATACCTTCAAATATATTTAAATCCCCATGAAGAATTGCAAACTCAATTTCTTGTGCAGCTTTCCTAACTTCATCTGGCATATTTGTATAGGCTGCCATGCCTACCATTCCGGTATTCATACCACCCCAAGTATCTTCGCTTTCCCATGTACCATTCATAAGTGCTTTTACTCGTGATACGTAGTAAGGTCCCCAGTAATCCATAATAGAAGTTAACTGGGTGTTGGGTGCGAAAGCAATCATATCTGATGCTTGTCCAAATGCTAATACTCCTTTAGTACCTGCAGTTTGTAAAGGCGCTGGTGAGTCAGTGTGCTGTGTAATAATATCTGCACCTTGACTAATTAATACATCTGCTGCTTGTGCTTCTTTAGCAGGATCATACCAAGTATTAACCCATATTATATCTAAATCAAATTTAGGATTTACTGAAGTTGCTCCAAGATAAAACGCATTAATTCCTCTGATTACTTCAGGAATCGGAAAGCTAGCTATATACCCGGCTTTACCTGCTTTACTCATATACCCAGCAATTACACCTTGTACATATCTTCCTTCATAAAACCTGCTGCTATAAACACTTACGTTCTTAGCAGTCTTATAACCGGTAGCATGTTCAAATTTTACATTTGGAAATTCTTTAGCAACTTTTAACGTTTGATCCATATATCCAAATGAGGTTGTAAATATAATGTCTGCACCACTCTGAGCCATGTCTCGCATAACTCTAGTAGCATCAGGACCTTCTGGTACTGATTCAACATACATTGTAGTAACTTTATCACCTAGTTCGTCTTCAACCATTTGACGACCTTGATCATGCATGTATGTCCACCCATGATCTCCGACCGGACCTACATAAATAAATCCAGCTTTTACGTGATTCTTAAGTACACTCCCACCTGCAAAGGCAAAAGTTGGTATTAATAATATTAATGTTAGTATCGAAAATAATTTTTTCATTTGAGTCCTTCTCTTTAATATTAGTTAGTTGTTAATTTATCCTCTTCCTGTTATGACGGTAGCACCGCAAGCGCTATAGGCTTTGGAAACTTTACCACCAGCATTTTTGTATTTTGCTCTTAGATTAGTAGGATTACCTATAGCATCAGTGTTACCACTAAACTTAGGTCTGGGTGTAGGTTTGTCAACATTTGAATACATACCAGCTTTCCACATTCCTTTTTTCTGTTGAGCTTTTGCAGTTACCGCTTTTTTATAAGCTGCTTTATCAGCTAATTTTTTCTTAGCGATTGGATTTGCCTGGGGCATATCTATCTCCCTGTTATGACGTTACCGCCTGCTTTGTAGTATTTAGAAATCTTTCCACCTTTATTTTTAGCGAATACCCCAATAGAAGGTCCACCGATTTCTTTCTTAGGTCTGGGTATAGTAAAGGGGCCTTTCTTTAATCCTGCTGCAACTTCTGCATCCCATAGTCTTTTCTTTTCATGCCATTCTGCTAATGTCATTTATTATTCTCCCAATAAAAAGGAGAGACTAATTAAAGCCTCTCCTAAATTAATCCTTAGTTAAGACCGTAGATTGCTCCACATCCTAATGGATTACGTACTTCAAGAGTACATTCTTCAACCATCATACCGACAGTTGAGTCACCCTTCTGACCTACATCAACTTCTTGTAGTGGTCTTAGAGTTGCGATATTAAACCACATTGGATCATAGATCAATGCAGCAAAGTCAGCAACGTCAGCTAAACCAGCACCAGAGAAGTTATTATTGTCATTACCTTTGAACACACCAGCAGCGACAGTATTTGATAGTCCCATAATATAATTAGGAACAACCATCACGTCACCGAAGTCTGACATATAAACGTCAACAGACTGCCTTAGCTTTCCGCTCTCGTCAATATTTCTAACTACTCCAGTATCACTAACCATAAGGTCAGAGAAATCTCTTCGTAGTTTAGGTGATAACATAACTTTAGTAGCCTTACCGCCTTGCTCATAGATTTTCTGCATTACAGAATCAACATCTGTAAGTGCTAAAGATCCACGAGTAGGTGCAGTAGTTCCACCGTTAATGCTTGCAGAAATTATACCTGTACCATTGTTATCAGTACCAGCTGAAGTACCACGAGCAGAAGGAGCAATATATTGTCCTAAATACTTCACAGTATCAGTTGACTGAATATAAGCAGTATAACTACCTGCAGATCTTGCAGTATTACCTTGCGCGCCTACAGCAGCAGATACATGATAGCCATGAACTAGATCGAATTCAACATCCCTTCTTAGTTCTGTACCACGCTTCTTAAGCTGATAAGCATATTCGTCAGCAACACCAGCCTGGTCAACAGCACGTCTTGTACCGGAAACACCAATAGTCTTAGCGTTAATCTGAGTATAGTTACCTAGTCGAGTTCTAAATGGACCAGTTCTTGCAAATGCAGCACCAACAGCTGGTGTAGCACTATGAGCAGAAGTAGCTGGTTCAATATAGTCTTGACCTTCAGCAACTCTTGAATCACCAGGAGCAGCTAGAGTATCTGTCTGCCATTCATGATAAATAGCAGTTGCTTTAGCTTTACCGATAGAAGAAACAAAAGGTGTCTCATCTCTGGTAATCATAGTTATAAAATTAGCTAAGTCTTCTCTCTGAGAAACGTTAGCACTTGTTGCTCGCGCTGGACCTTGAGGACCTCCAGTACCGCGAGCGCCAATAAGTGTAGTCATATGTTAGTTCTCCTACATATTTGACAGTGACCGCTCGGCATAACCTCTTAGAAAAGCATCTTGATCTTCTTTTGAAGCATCTTTACTTAAAGCTCTTTTTCTCAATGCCTGTGCTGCATCAACTTGTTTTTGTTGTACAGGTCTAGACTTTCGAGTAGGAATCTTTTTAGTAGGTGCTGCTTTTCTTTTTGCAGAACCTTTATTAATTCCCTGTTTTAAAATACGATAATCATTAACAAACTTTACAATAGCAGGATCAACAATAGTATCTAATACTTGTTCGTTGATTCCTTCTTTAAGTGCAAATGCACGAATATCTTTAGCAACTGTTTCATTAAATCCAGGAATTAAAGTTGGAATAGCTTCATTAAATATATTTAATTGTTCATTCCAAGCTTTTGTCATTTGCTCCTGGGACTTTTCTGTTACAGTCTTTTGAAGGGATTCACGTCCCCTTCTAGCTTCCCAATATTCTTTTTGCTTTTGCTCTCGTTTATCTTTGAGATCTGTTAGATCATATGAATTACCGTCTTTACGAGCTTCATCGATTTGCTTCTCAAGTGCATGAAATTCTTTTGCATGCGCTTGTTCAGATTTATATAATACAGCAACCGAAGCAGTAGACATTTCTTGTACTTCAGCTAGCTTCTTATTATAGTCTTCTTCAAAGTTTTTCCTTGCGTCACCAAGTTCGCGACCCTTTTTGGATAGAGATTGTTCAGTAGAATAACCTTTAATAAGATCATTAAAAGAAACTTCGGTATCTTGCCCATCGATCTTTAAAGATACTTTCGCTTCTAAGTCTAAATCTTCAGGAGTAAATAAATCAGGTTCTTGGGTAGCGGACTCATCGTCAGCATCCTCACCTTCACTCTCTACTTCTTCTTCTTCAGCTCCTTCTTCAATTTCTTTGTTTGCAGATTCATCAGATTCCTTCGGGTCTTCTTGCTCTGATTCCTCTGGGTCAACCTCAGGTACTTGCTCAACGGGTAGAGACTGTTCTTCATTCGGTACAAATTCCGAACTCTTTACAATGTCAGCCAGCAATTGTTCTTCTGTTCGACCATCCGTAGCTCCAGAGTCATCCCTAGGTGGGGCAGAGTCTGGTATTGCTTTGGTATCTTCACTCATATTAGCTTACCTCTTTTTTATTCCAAGTTCTTGTAGTTGCATTGAACTCTTTAGTAGGCTTTTTAGAATTCTTTTTTTCTATTACTTTAGAATATCTTTCTTTTAAAGAATATAGATTAACTAATTTATCACAGTTAAGTTTTGTTTTACCGCCACTTCTACTGGAATCGTATTCTAAAGTATTTATCATCTCATCTATATTTTGTATTAGATGTGGATAATCAATTATTCTGTCCATCATTGTCCTCCATTATATGCGGGATATTCTTCCCATACATCTCGAAGTTTATCATTTTCTCTTTGACACTTCCCAGTGCCATCGCAGAAGAGTAGAGGAACTCTCGAGATTTAGTTTCGTGTGGATCAGTCTTTAACCATTCTATAAAGTAATCTATTAAGACTTCTCCGTATACTTCATCAAAAAATTCAGTCCTT